ATGAAGAATGCGTTTCCTTCAGTTGTCACTGGCTTACAGAAGCGGCCCAACACTTCATATATAGCCAGCCTAGCAACCAGCCTGACTGTGCCTGATGACGCTGCGATCCATCTGGTTCAGCGTGACGCCACAGAAAAATACATGATCGTTTGTGTAAACGGTGATTTAGAGGTCTATGACCTAGATGGAAATAAAAAGACTGTCTCGTTTCCAAACGGCAAATCATACCTCACCACCACCACCCCCAATAATTCTCTCAGATTTTTATCTGTCGCTGATCAAACGTGGATTGTTAATAAAGGACAGACGGTTACAGCAGCAGCCACAACGGAAACGCGGACGGACCCAAGCACACAGGCAACAATCTATATCTTTCAGGCAGTAGCAAATAAGACATACGCTATCTATGTGAATAATGTGTTGAAGGCGACACACACCACCAATACCAACGTCGATGCCTCGACTGCACTTGAGGGCACTGATGAAATTGCTACAGCATTAAAAAATGCTCTGGTTACCGCTGGCATCACGGCGACTACTGAAAACAGCAGCGTCTGTATGTCGGGCCTTTCTACTTCCGACAAGGTTGAGATCACTGATGGTTACGGTGGTCGTTCCATGCGTGTGTTTAAAGATGAAATTCAAAAGTTCAGTGACCTCCCACCTCAGGACGTTGATAACCGATTGGTAAAGGTCAAAGGTGATGTCGAAGAAGCGGGTGACGACTACTGGGTTTTCTACTTGGATAACGTCTGGACAGAGACTGTCGGGTACGATGAAGGCCGTGAACTAACAAACACAACGATGCCACACACGCTGGTAAGAAATGCGGATGGCACCTTCACTTTTGACCGTGATACTTGGGCGGTACGCATTGCCGGTGATAGTACAACTAATCAGGACCCATCGTTTGTTGATAATAAGATAAACGATATGTTCCTTCACAAAGGCCGAATGGGATTGTTGTCCGGTGAAAATGTAATCTTTTCTGAAAACCAGGAATTTGAAAATTTCTACCGCACCACTACCGTTCAGCTTTTAGACACTGAGCGTATCGACATTGCATCAACAACGAACAGCGTCAGCACACTTTACGCGGCAATTCCCTACGCGAAAACTTTGTTGCTGTTTTCAGACAAGGTCCAATTTGAGGTTGAAAGTGACGATGTATTATCGCCAGCCACCGTTGGTCTGCGCGTGGCTACAACGTTTGATGCGTCTATAGAGTCCAAACCCACAGCAGTTGGCCCCAACGTATTTTTTGCCGTTGACGGCGCGTCATTTGCTGGCATCAGGGAACTGTTTGTAACGGATCAAACTGATAACAAGGACAGCGCAGAAATAACAATTCAGGTGCCTCGGTACATCCCTGCAAATGTCGTCAAGATGTCCAGCAGTACGACAGAAGACCTTATGGCTGTCCTCAGCGGTGGTAACAGAAATAAGCTGTTTATGTACAAATGGTATTACAGCGGAGACGAGAAACTCCAGAGCGCATGGGGCGAGTGGGTGTTCCCCTCAGGGTACACTATTCTGTCTGCTGAATTCCTAGAGCAAGACCTGTATGTGGTCTACAAATCAAATACCGGCGTTCACATAGACAAAATTATCGTTGAAGATGGCGAGGGTATTGATGCTACTCCAGACGATATTTTACTAGATCGTAAGGCGGCACATACGGACTGCACAGTCTCGTACAACGCCGGTACTGACGTAACAACTATTACTGTTCCGTATACCGAAGCTGCTACATGGCAAGTGGTACAGTCTGATGGAACGATACCCACCATAAACAGTCAAACGTCTACTCAAATCCTTATAACTGGCGATCTGTCGTCAACGGCCTTCACCGTAGGCATTCCATATACTTTTGAATACGAATATTCCCACCAGTTTGTCCGCGCAGGGGATCGCGGGTCTGAAACGCCCGTGCAGGATGGGCGGCTGCAATTGAGATATTTTTCATTGCTGTACCTTAACACTGCCCAATTCACAGTTGAGGTAACGCCTACCAACAGAAACACTAGATCGTATGCGTTTAGTGGTCGCGTTCTCGGCTCAAGCTCGAATGTACTTGATGCTGTCAGCTACGACACTGGGGAATTCCGGTTTCCGGTCTTTTCTAAAAACGACGAAGTAAAGATTGTTATTAAAAATGACACACCCTTCAACAGTGCATTCTCAAGCACCGATTGGGAAGGCATGTACCAACAAAAAGCAAATCGAATATAGCGTAGAGGACGCGGCGTTAAGCGACCTCAAGTACCTTGCAAAAAACCTCAGGGAAGAAGACACCGCCGAACTATATGCGGCATCAGGTAAAAACAACTGGACAGTCCTGAGGTACAGCTTGCGGGCCTCAGACATAATTAAAGTTGGTTTTGCTAATCAGGTTCCATTTGTTGTCTGGGGCACAGTTCCAGCGCCCACTGGTGCCGCAATATGGATGGTTGGTACAGACGGCATTATCACCCATAGCCGTGAGTTTTTGCGGCGATCTAAAGGTCTCAGAGACGACCTTCATAAAAAACACCCATTACTCTGGAATTACGCTGATGTCAGGAACACGGTTCATCACCGATGGTTAAGGTGGCTTGATTTTAGTTTTATCCGAAAGGTCCCGTATGGCTATGAAAAACGCCCGTTCTACGAGTTTGGGAGGTTAGCTCATGTGTGATCCAGCAACTATTGGACTTGTCCTAAGTATCGGAAGCTCCGCAGCAGGGTTTATGGCTGACAAAGCCAAAACTGATGAGCAGAACGCGCAGATCGCTGCTGAGAACGCTGCGAAGGCAGCTTCGGATATGCGGGCGCGTCAGGCAGCTAATGATCAAATTCGTCAAGCGGAAAACGCTGCAAGGATAGAAAATGAACGCATCATTGCTGACGGGTTTGATAAAGCCCTAGAGGGGAGAGAACTTGAGTCCATGTCTCTGGCGTATGCAGGGTCTAACGGTGTCCAAGGCATCTCCGTTGATGAAGCGTTCTGGGATATCGCTGGCATCAATTATCGAAACATTATGGCTAGTGAATCTGAGATGGAACAAAACCTCGAACAGCTAGAAGCCGATGTTCTAGGTATCAAATCTCAAGAGGCTCAGAGAATAGAAGACAACCGGCCTGACGCATATAAATCTGGCCCTAGTCCGATGGGAGTAGCGCTGAGTATTGGCGGTTCTGTCAATAAATTTGCGACTAAAAAGGGCGGCTACGCCAAAGCGTTTGGAGGAGCATAATACATGGCTAGAAAGAGAGTTGACGCTCCTTCGGCACGGATACAGCGAAATCTCCTACAGCCTGTAGATACCTATTTTCAGAGCAAAACGGGCGTTGTTGTTCAGCCTGGAGATCAATCCGATAGCCTCTTAAAACTGAAACAAGCCTTAAAGATTGCTGAACGTGACAACGAGGAGCGAGAAGAAAAGTGGAATAAGGAACAACAGACGCTGGGTACTAAAGCGGCCATGGAAGCGATGGCTAAAGACCCAAACCTTCTCGGTAAAGCTGCTACAGAACACCCAAGTAAGTCATACCAGTTTCAAATGGCCTATGACGGTAAGTCTGGTGAGTTAAACGCTATTAACTTTGGGACAAAACTCAGAGAAGAATTTGATGCTTTGCAAGGCTCCGTAGACAGCAACGGTATTTTGCAGCCCCCAAATTACCAAGAGTTTGTGCAAAAGAAGGTAGCAGAGAAAATGTCCTCTCTTGGGGACAATCAATTTTATATCGGCGGATTTCAAAAACACCTGAATCAATTATTGCCTCAGATGTACGCGGAGAGTACCGCGAGAAGCCGAAAAATAAAAAAGGATGGAATTCTGAGAGCTACCCATGAGCTTTCAAATTCTAAACTGAACGATATCAGTAAAACCGATAAACAGAAGATTACAGATGTCTGGCTAGAATATCAGAAGATGCCAGGTCAGCTTTCCGGCATTGAAAAAAAGGACGCATTTATAAAAACAATTCTTTCACACGCGGAGAGTACGAATAACGAAAAGATTGTCGCAGAACTTTTAAGAATGACCGACAACGGAACTTTGGTCATACCAAATTCAAACGGACAGCCATTCAAACTGACACCGACAGAAACAGAAGGTTTGAAGAAAAAAGTCAGGGAAATATACGACGAAGGGCATAGAAAGCGTCTGCAAGCAAGGCAGATTCAAAAGATGGAAAAGGACGACGCTCTAATTGTATTGGGGAATGACGTAGACAACTGGGATTGGAGGACTGTACCGGCCAAGAATCAAATGGCAACGATACGGACTAAGCTCGGTGTCGGTGGAAAATATATTACTGATGAGGAGATACTCAAAAAATTAGACACCTACAGATCAGTTAAAATTCAAGAGCAAAACACAGACTTCAGGTCACCCGCTGTCAAAAATAGTGACCATGTAAAACTTCATCAAAAAATCACAGAATTATTTAAAACAGGAGAACACCCAGACTCGCATAGTGCGGCAATGAAAGCCGTCTCGGATTTAGGGCTGCATCTTGATGTTTCTACCGCCACCACGGTGGCAACCAAAATATGGTCCGCCGAAGGAAAAGCATGGGCGTCTGTACCTGTCTCGAAATTTGTTCCCAAAGTTTTTGGGGAAAATGCGCTTACTGGTAAACCGTCTGGATTAGGCAAAAATTTACAAGACATGATGAATGCACATCTGCTTGATCTTGATAAAAATGATGGGGCGTTTGCTGGAAAGACATACGACCTTCAAAGCGCAAAGGGCCGCGCAGATGCCATTGAGGCGATAAAAACGGCGTCACTTATTGAGCTAGTTAAGAGTGACGAAAAACTAAGTTCTATAGCATACGGGCCTGACCACCCTGACCACACTGAAAACAGTACAGCGGGTGGCGATGCGAGTAATTGGAACTCTCCTCCATTCGCAGGGGTTGGCTCCCGCGCTGACATATATCGAATGCTGGTGGAAAACAACGCTATACCTGAAGGGTGGCCGCGACCAGGCGCAACACCAACGTCGCCAAGATCGTCGGCAAGATCGTCGGAAAATCAGCCCCAAGCGACTCAGCCCGCAACGGATGAACATGGATATCGGAATATCCCTGTTGATGCGCCACCTGCCCTTCGGACTCGATTAGAGGCGGAGAACGCAGAACGCGCCAGTAGAATTAGGCCCGACCAATTTGCAACCATAGAAGAAACACGCGGGAGCGGGATGAGTAGAAGGGCTGTGGAAGTAGCTCAGAATCTGAATCTTGATCCAAGGCAACTACAGGCCGCAGCTAATGACCTGTTATCCGTAGTTCCTCAAGCAGAAACAAGGAGAGGCAGACAACGTATACCAGCAGTTAACCCAGATGATCCTAATTTCCAGAGAGAGCGTATTCTCAATTTCTTTGATGCAGGAACCTCGTTTATTTCTAGCCCAGAGGATCGAGCTAGGGCAGATATGATAGTTAAAACTGTCTTGGAGTACATGCAAAACCTGAACGATGATGGGGGTTAAAGCATGGCACAGCCAAACATTGACCCCAAAGACATCGAGTACATCCGCGCCAACCCTCAGTTCGCTCCTGATTACGATAAAATATACGGCGATGGATGGTCCGCTAGGCAGCTAGGTCAAACTCAGGACAATACTGGTCCTGATGGGAGCGTGAGAGAACAAGAAGACGATGGGGGCGGATTTTGGGACCATGTATCAGAAATACCTTCCGCTGTTGTAACAGGTGCGACTAGATCAATAGACGCAACTGCTAACTGGCTGTCCCGTAATGTCGGCAGCATCACGTTTGTAGATAAAGACGGTAATTTTGACATACAGCTTCAGAGTGGCGACGACGTTGAGAGGCTGATGCGTGAGGGTCACTGGGGCAATGGGTTAACGGAAACAATAGGACTCGACGCTCCTAAAACTTTTACAGGACAGGCAGTACAGGGGGTGTCCCAGTTTACTGTTGGCTTTGTCGGAGTAGGAAAGTTTTTCAAAGCAGGAAAACTGTTTTCTAACATCTCAAAAGGTAAACAGGCTCTTATCTCAAATGTCTCACGCGGTGCAGTGGCTGACTTTGCCGCATTTGAGGGTAAAGAAGGTAACCTATCGGATTGGCTCCACGCATCAGGCGTAGATAATGCACTTGTTAACGCTTTAATGACGGACCCAGACGACAGCGACACCCAGAACAGGCTGAGAAACGCAATTGAGGGCGCGGGTATAGGGCTGGCTGTTGATGGAATTATCAAAGTTATTCGGGCCGCTGGCTATCTCAAACGAGGGGACACGGAAAAAGCCCAGCAGCTTGGCGCGGAAGGTGCGGATGAAATAGAGAACGGCGTCAAAGGTAAGGTGGAAGAAGTTAACGCTCAAAATGCCGCTGAGGCAGAAAGCGTCCCCCTGCCCCCCGCTGGTGCGGTAGATGAAGCAGCACAAACCCCGCCAAAAGTTGAGACAGAGACTCCAGAAGGACAGCTATTTCCAGAAACTGTGGATGAGGCTATTGACCGCGCAGCTAGGGAAAATGAACAGGTAGCGGGATATAAGGATGATCTAAGCAATCCCGACAATCCTAATACGTTCCCTGTGTTTCGTGAGATTGTTGACCGTATTCTCCAAGGGGCAGCATATCGAAACCGGCAGACAGGCAATGTTGCTCGGCCTGGGGATTTAGCGAGAAACCTTCGGTATGTCACTGACCCTGAGGACATACAGGATGTTATTGCGACTGTTGGTAGAGAAGATGGGGAGCTTGCGGCTGAATTTGCCGCTGTCAAAGGCGGTGAGGTTGAGAGGTGGAGTACCCTTCAACGGAAAATGCACGGCCATGCAAAACATCTTGGCGACCTGTTTGGTGAAGATTGGCAAGCACTGGTGTCTCGGTTTGGGGACGTTCCAAAAACAGCGGAAGGTCAGGTGCAGTGGGCTAATTTTGCTGCCGATCTTCAGGCCAAGAGACACTTTGTAGATACCATGTCAGAAGAAATTCAGAACATAGGTCAAATATGGACGAAGTGGGTAGGGAAGCAGATTGATGAACAGGACCTGATTAACTTGGGATGGAAGTCTGCTGATGAGTTTGAGCTAGACGCCATCCACATGACCGAATTATACGCAAATCTGGAAGCGTCATTTAGAGGACAACGCGCAGCAGTCGGTCGAGCTATGAATGCTCAAAAAATGATTCACAAACGTGGTGGCGCACTAACTGAAGCATTGAGAAATCAGGCGGGCAGATCGCGTTCTGCAATGACCAAGTATTTCAGGGATGTTGAGGAAGCTGCCCTAAAGGGTGAGGCCGCACCAAGCGCAAGCAGCATTGGAGGTGTCTGGGACAAGCTCAATACCTTCCGCATCAACATGATGCTGTCAGGTCCTAATACCCAAATCATCAACGCTGTTTCCAACATGATGAACGCACATATCCTTATGCTGGAACAGACAATCGGTGGTGCAGTCCGACTAAGCCCCACTGAAATGATACGGGGTGTAAAGCAGCTTGGTTACACCTATGGATCAGCATTGGAAGCTATACGAATGGCTGGATTTGCTGCCCGTCAGGACCAATCAATATTGGACGCTGTTGGTGGCAAGCTAGAGGTAAACACAAACCCATTCGGCGGCGAAAAATTCTCGCTTGTTGATAAAGAAGGAAGAAGTATACGCGGGGCAGCAAACCTCATAGCAACACTTCCATCTCGAATGCTCCTTCTTTCGGATGAGTTTTTTAAACAAGCTACATACAGAGGTAAGCTCAAAGCTGACCTATGGGTTGCTGGGCGAAATAAGGGGCTGAAGGGAGATGAGTTAAATAAATTTATCGCGGATGCGGAAAAACGGTCTTTTGATGCGGATGGTGCAGCAGCAGCGTTGGACGAGGGTGGATTTAGAATGGCCCTTGAGGCTGAAGGGAAAGCTAGAGGTCTTGACGGGGATGAATTACAGAAATTTATTTCAGAAAATGCAGATCAGGTAAACGCATCCAAGGCCGCATTAGACACTGCGCGTGAATCTACATTCACTACAGAATTAGAAGGATTTTCAGCCCAGATACAGGCGTTGGCCGTTCATTACCCTAGTGTCCGTTTCATTCTTCCATTTGTGAAAACCCCTACCAACTTGTTGTTAGCTGCCGGTCGTAGGACGCCCGTTCTTAATATTCTCAGTAAAAAACTACGCGCTGATCTCCAAAGTCCTAACCCGTCCGTAAGGTCTCAGGCAATGGGCAAGGTTATAACGGGATGGGCGGTTGTTACGGCTGCTGGAATGATGGCTAGTGAGGGTAGAATTACTGGTTCCGGCCCCTCTAATCCAAGAACCCGTGCGGCTTGGATGGCAACAGGCTGGAGACCTTATTCGTTTGTAATTAACAACGAAGATGGATCAAAAAGTTACATTAGCTACCAGCGGTATGATCCGTTTTCAAACTTCTTCGGCGTAGCTGCCGATTTAGTAGAAGTAATGAAAGAGGCCGAACTAGAAGGCAAGAAGGGTAGCGAAAGCCGAATAACTGACATAGCTACAGGTCTTTTTCAGTCTATCGCGGAAAACTCAATCAACAAAACTTATCTTCGCGGCCTGTCCGATATGATGGGCGCGATAACCGCACCAGACAAAAATATGGAACGTTTCTTAGCCTCAACGATGGCTTCATACACCCCCGCTGCGATAGGGCAGTTGGATGGGGATGAGGTCTTCAGGGAAGCACGGGGAATACTTGATCAAACCAAAAACCGTGCAGCGGCAGTAGGGCTTGGGGAATTTTCTGACCCTAAAAGAAACCAGCTAGGTGAAATGGTCTATCGACAGCAGGACAAATGGAACCCGTTTACCCTGAGTACATCAGACCCTAATGACATAGTTCTGCAAGAACTCGCGATGCTCGGCCAGCTAACAGGTAAAAACTTTAGCACACCGCGAGACCGAACTATGGGGACATTAGAAGATTTTTCATTGGTCGAATACAAAAACGGCCAATCGGTTTACGACAAATATTTAGAGTTAACCGGAACTGTGAAAATAAGCGGGCAAACACTGCGCCAGCGGTTGGCCCGTGTTATCCCAAGACTTCAACGAATGAACCCTGGAACAAGGGACCACCCAGACTCGCCAAGAGCGCAGGTTATTGGTCGTATTTTTCAGCAATACAGAGACGTTGCTAAACACAAATTACGCCGCGAAGGGCGGATACCAAACGCTCCGAAAGGTGTTCAACAATTCCATAAAGCAATTTTGGATGATCTTGAGGATAAGAAGAATGCGCGGATGAAACGTGGAAACGAATTCAATCTAAAGGACATGATTAGAGGAAATTAACAAACATGGCTTATGCTGATATCACTTACACAGGGGACGCTAGTACATTAGTTTTTAACATCCCCTTCAGCTACATCAATGAAAGCCATTTGGTGTTCTACGTTGGTGGTGTTTCTACTGCTGATGGGTCAAGTCTCTACACCGCCACCGTTCAAACAGGCGGCACCACTGTTGAAATCAAGAAAACTTCAGACAACTCGGCGGTGCCTGACGGAACTGCGGTCAAGATTGAGCGCAACACGCCGATCAACACCCCCTCAGTTGTCTTTTCTAATAGCTCAACTCTCAAGGCAACGGACCTCAACACTGAGGTAAACCAGCTACTGTATTCCGCACAGGAAACAGCAGACGATGCTGGGGGTAAAATTAATCTGGACGCCACGGGGCATTGGGGCGCTGACAGCAAGAAAATTAGGTCCATGGCTGACCCTGTGGATGCCCAAGATGCAGTCACAAAGAATTACCTAGAGACCACTTGGCTGTCAGCAGCCGACAAAGCAAACATTAACGCTATTTCACCTTATTCAACACAGCTAGGTTTGCTCGGCACTGCTGACGCTGTCGCTGACATGAATACGCTCGGAACAGCGGATGTTGTAGCGGACATGAATACGCTAGGCACTGCTGACGTAGTGTCCGACATGAACACCCTAGGCACTGCGGATGTCGTCTCAGACATGAACTTGCTGGCAACAGCAGACGTAATCAACGACATGAACACGCTGGCAACGGCTGACGTAGTGGCTGATATGGCGCTATTGGGTACAGCAGATGTTGTCAGTGATATGAACACACTGGCAACAGCCGATGTCATTTCTGACATGAATACACTAGCGACCGCAGACATAGTTTCCGACATGAACACCCTCGGAACTGCGGATGTTGTGTCTGATATGGACACACTGGCGACCGCTTCAAACGTCACCAACATGGATACCGCCGCAACGAACATTGGCAGTATAAACACATGCGCTACCAACATTTCCGATATTCAGGCGGCTTCAAGCGCGGCTGGTCTACAGACAGTCGATAACTTCAGTGGAGATGGGTCTACAACGGCCTTCACACTGTCCGCAGCACCATCAACTGAAAACAATACCGCTGTTTATGTCGATGGTGTGTACCAACAGAAGAACACCTACAGCATAAGTTCAACGACGCTGACGTTTTCTGAAGCACCGCCGACAGGCACCAATAACATCGAGGTGATGCAGCTATCGACGCAGCCGACAGGGGTCAATCCGACCGTGGCTGCTACCAACACAACGGCTGCTGGATCAAGCGCAAGTGTTTCTGCCAGCGGCCATGCGTTAACCTTTAACATACCGCGTGGTGACACTGGGGCTACAGGCCCACAAGGAAATGTTGGAACCGCCGCAACCATAGCAGCCGGATCAACCACCACTGGCGCACCCGGCACTAGTGCATCTGTAACGAACTCAGGTTCAAGCAGTGCAGCGACGTTTGATTTCACTATTCCGCGTGGAGACGTTGGGGCCACAGGACCACAAGGCGCACAAGGAATACAGGGAATCCAAGGACCGCAGGGCGACACAGGTGCCGCTGGTTCTGTCTCAGGTATGGCAGATGGTTCGGCGGCTGCACCCTCGCTTGCTTTTAGTTCAGATACGGACACTGGCTTATATCGGGGTGCCGCTAACCAGCTTGGTTTTACGACGGCTGGCACCAGCGCGATGACCATCGATGCATCGCAGAACGTCGTCATCGGCGCGGCTGACATTAACGGCGGTGCGATTGATGGGACGACCATCGGCGGATCGACCGCTGCGGCTGGGGCGTTCACCACGTTGGATGTCCAAGATAGCATCGATCTCACTGGTGCTTCGGTGGATAGCGACCTTCTTCCCGTTGGGGATAATTCAAAAGCTCTAGGAAGCGACTCTCTGCGTTGGTCAGCAGTCAAATGCGGAGGCACCGTAACCTACGGTTGGGGGTCAGCAGGTGCGCCAGCCCTTTGCGTGAGCGCAGAGACTACGACGGGTCTATTCCGTGCGGCGTCTAACGCAATCGGGATTTCGACAGCCGGTGCGGAGCGTGTTCGCATCGATGCGGCTGGTGATTTTGGGATTGGGGAGACGAACCCTACCCATAAGCTGCATGTTGGTGGCGACATTTATGCCACCGGAAACGTGACGGCGTACTCTTCGGCTGTAGCCAAGGACAACATTGAGACAATCCCAGACGCTCTCGACATCGTTGAGAAGCTGCGCGGCGTTTCTTTCGATTGGAAAGACAGCGGTAAGAAATCAGTCGGGCTGATCTATGAAGAGGTCAAAGAAGTCATTCCAGAACTGACCAGTAATAATGGTGGTCATGTCGGTGTGGCGTATCAAAACACGGTGGCGGTCTTAATCGAAGCCGTCAAATCCCTATCCGCAAAAGTCAAAGAATTGGAGGCAAAATAATGGCACTCACCAAAGCCTCTCGCGGCGTACTTAACACTGGCGTATCTGACTCCTCCGATGCCACAGCAATCACAATCGACTCCTCAGAAAACGTCGGTATCGGTGGATCACCCAGCCACAAGTTGCACGTCCACGGTGACATCTACAGCACCGGAAACGTGACCGCCTACTCCTCCGCAGCAGCAAAAGCCGACATTCAAACAATCCCAAATTCACTTGAACTAGTTGAACAGTTACGCGGCGTAAAATTCACTTGGAAAGACAACGGTGAAAAAGCCCAGGGTCTTATCTATGAAGAAGTCAAAGAGGTAATTCCAGAAGTCACTTCGGCACACGGCGGCAATGTGGGTATCCAGTATCAAAACTTGGTTGCTGTTCTCATTGAAGCTGTGAAGGAACTCAAAAAAGAAGTTCGAGACCTCAAGAAATCTGGATGGGGCAGTCCGACAATAGGAATGGAGTAGCATATGGCCCTACAGGCATCCGGTGCAATATCACTAGATAATATCCGCACTGAATTTGGCGGTGATGCTCCCCATTCCCTGTCAGAATATTATCGCGGCGGTACATACGTTGGAGCTAATAACACAACTGTGCCGACATCAGGTGCCATTGATTTTGCAGACTTCTATTCCACAACTGCCGCGATGGTCCTGAATATTACGAGCAACGCCACCGAACAAAATATCAAAACACTCGCGGTCGCCGCAGGTCTTACAGACGGCTCTGGCGTACCGCTTATTGTAAACATTTCAGCCGTTCTAACTGGCAGTTCAACACACGCTCTTCAAACTGGTGACCTCGACAACTCACATGACATAACCATCAACATCAATAGTGGCGGTGAGTTAAATGGTTTTACTGGAAGTCTTGGCAGCAATTCTGCCGGTGGAACTGGTGGTGACGCCCTATTCTGGAATGTCGATAGCGGCGGCTCTGCCACCTACATCGTAAATCTTTCTGGTGGAAAGCTGCGATCTGGCGGCGGGGGCGGCGGCGGTGGCGGGCACTACGGACGACACAATACACTATACTACGACAAAGGTAGTTCTTGGTGTGACACCCCCGCTATTTATGGAAGTTACGGGGCTGACGGAACGGCGGGCGGTTACGGCCAAGCGGGGACCGCTGGCGCGGCAGGTACTTTGGGTGGCGGAAACGCAATGTGTCTCGTTTACAATCCTGGAGCCGGTTACGCTGGCGGAGCGGCTGGACACGCTCTCCGCAAGAATGGGCACACAGTCACTTTCAACAACAATAGCGGCACTTTAGCCGGAACGGTGGGTTAGAATGAATGTTTTAATTCCTTTTAGCGGTGGAATAAATTCAACCTTTGTCCTCTGGCGTTTTCTTTCAGAAACAGATCACGACATCACAGCCATTTATTCGCGAGAAGAATGGCAAGACATTGAAAAAGAAGCTGGTAGACAAGCCCGCGAAGAAGAGGCTGTGGACAAACAAGCCGCGTGGTTGAAGGCAAACGTGCGCGACTTCAAGTTTGAAAAAATGTCGTGGCCGGTATCATACAAAAAAGATTTGCAGCCCATACGAGACGGGTTCACTAAAACGGTGAATGTGGGTGCCATTGAGCCAAGGTATCACGGCTATAAAAAACTTATTGAAGAGAGATCACCGGACGCCATTGCGAACGGCATTTCTTTAGAAAATACAGCCACTGATAACTACGTTCGATTGCGTTCTCTATATCTAAATGATGATTGCGATATTTATTTAGCCGGTAACAGAGATTTAACACCTATCGCAAAAGGCGATGGCTTCAATTACGCGGAGTTGGCAAAAGACATGATGGGTAGATTTGAACAGTTAGAAAAATTACCCACTGATCTTGCAGCATTACAGGCGTCAAAATGTGCTGTGAGGCACGATCCAAGGGTTAATCCAGAAATACTGTGCATGTCATGCCTATACGAGATAGTGGTTGAAGAAGTAACAGACATGACGGGCAAGGAACTAGACCAGAGTTTTGCAAAACACGGTTCCTATGGCAAGTGGCGGGGCGAAGCTGACCCAGAAACATACATGTATCGTGGTGAGCCAGCGCGTCACGCCTTAGAACTTTTAGGTATTGAGCTAGGGGATAGATATGAATGATGTAGACGCTATCTGGAATGCTCTCCTTACCATAGCTGTTGGTTCATTCATGTGGTGGATACGATCTCAAAAAGCAGAATTTCAAAATGTCTATGACATGGTAGGAGACGTAAAACGGAGGGTCGCGGACACTAGAGAAGAAATTGCCAAAACTTATGTCACTAAGCAGGAAGCTCAACGTGATTGGCAAGAAATTATGAACAGGTTCGATAAAGTAGAGGAAAAGTTGGACACCGTTCTTTTGAACGTGAGGAATTAATATGGAAACAGTTACACAACTTTTAGTCGTTGTTGTTTTATGGATGCACGACGGCTCCTATGAAACAAATGTTACCCCTGTTGATGAATGTCCCCCTGAACAATTTATTGCGTCATATTTAGAAACAGGGCGAAGTGAAGGGAAGTATAAAAGCTGGGTTGCATATTGTTCTCCCGCTGAGTTTGGCCTCCCTGAAGAAACAAAAATATGATTGGCCTTATCACAACTTTACTACCTGTCGTCAGTAACGTACTGGACAGGGTGCTTCCAGATACCGTCGCGAAAGATAAAGTTAAAGCAGAGCTACAGACCCAGATGCTGCAACACAGCGCATCTATTGAAAAAGCAGCAGCATCAGTGGTGGTCGCAGAGGCCAAAGGCGAAAGCTGGCTGCAACGTAATTGGAGACCTGTGACCATGATGGCATTCGTTGTCATCATCATTAACAATTATATCGCTGTGCCTTGGTTACAGACACTGGGTCTGCCAGCAGTCTCTTTGGATATACCCCCAGATATGTGGTCCCTTTTACAGATAGGTATCGGGGGATACATTGTGTCTAGGGGAGCCGAAAAGGGCATTAAGACATGGAAGGAAAAATAGATGTCAGAACAAGACCTATTGGCAAACCTACATGCAAGCGTTGCGGAGGACCTCCTCCGAAGAGTCCAGAGCGGCGAAGCATCGAGTCAGGAACTAAGTGTCGCTGTAAAGTTTCTCAAGGACAACGGGATTGAAGCACAAGCCACTCCAGACAGCCCGCTTGCAAATTTGATCGAGTCATTACCAGAGTTTGATGACGAAAAACTTCACAGCAGACATTAAATCCCCCTGTACTAAAAATTGTCACCTGATCAATAAGATCACGCACATGGAATGCACTGGGTGTGGACGCACTCAGGAGCAAATTCGTGATTGGGTGACCTATACCACTCAGTATAGGCGACGGGTCATAAACCAATTAACTAGGAAATAAATTAGGAAAACATTATGTGTTTTGGTAGCAAATCTCGTTCCCCTGCCCCTCCGCCACCTCGCGGACCAAGCACGTTTGCATATGGCCCTAAGGGGGTACAAAAAACAGCGGTGTCACCTACAGGGGACCCAAAGCCGCTAGAGGTAAAACCTAAAAAGAAAAAAGCCGATACCTCGAACCTTAACATCCCAAGAAATGATACCAACAGTGACACTGAGGGCGTATTTGTCTAAATGCCCCGTAAAGCCCCTAAGAAGCCCATACAGAGTAGTAGGGGTATTTCTGGGGTAAGGGTAGCCAAGAGGTCCACTAAGGGCACTCCTGACTCAAATGAGGACGTTATTTCTGATGATTTCAGGAAATTTCTGTTCCTGATCTGGAAACATCTCAATCTTCCACAACCAACGCCGGTACAATATGACATTGGGTATTATTTACAGCATGGTCCGAAACGATCCTGTGTTCAAGCGTTCAGGGGCGTCGGGAAATCATGGATCACCTCAGCGTTTGTCCTCTGGCAACTCTACAGAGACCCAGAAAGCAAAATCCTGGTGGTGTCTGCTTCTAAAGAAAGGGCTGATGCGTTTTCAACGTTCACCCTCAGGCTTATCTCAGAGGTCCCATTCCTCCAACACCTGAAGCCAAAAGAAGATCAGCGGTCATCCAAGATTGCATTTGATGTAGGCCCTGCCCGTGCAGCCCATGCCCCTTCAGTAAAATCTGTTGGGATCACAGGCCAGCTAACGGGGTCTCGCGGTAACCTCATTGTCGCTGATGACGTTGAGGTGCCCAACAACAGTGCTACCCAGCAAATGCGAGACAAGCTGAGTGAACAGGTCAAAGAGTTTGACGCTGTGTTAAGCCCTGGCGGTCGTATTATCTACTTGGGGACACCACAGACTGAAGACAGTGTGTATCAGTCACTCGCAGATCGCGGGTATGAATTGAAGGTATGGCCCGCGCTAAAGCCATCAGACAAAGAGACTGAACAGTATGGGGCCACTTTGGCACCATTTATCAGCAACCTAGAAATAGACAAGGGTGACCCTACAGACCCCCAACGGTTTGGAACTGAGGACCTGCTAGAGCGAAAGGCATCCTACGGTAAAGCAGGGTTTGCCTTACAGTTTATGCTTAATACCCAGCTTAGTGATGTCGAGCGGTATCCGTTGAAGGTACGAGACCTCATATTCATGGCCTGTGACAAGACTATGGCTCCCATGAAGATTGCATGGGGACCTGATGAAGACAGGCGCATGAACTCCCTGCCTAACACTGCGATGAACGGGGACTATATGTACGCCCCCATGCACATCGATAAGGACAATTTCTCCGAATACACAGGCTCTGTAATGTCCATTGACCCCTCTGGGCGAGGACAGGATGAAACTGGTTATGCAGTTGTGAAGATGCTCAACGGGTATCTATTTGTTACAGCCTGTGGCGGATTGTCAGGGGGCTATGACGACAAGACCCTACAGGTGCTTGCAGGGATCGCTAAGGAACACGCTGTTAACCATGTGATTGTCGAGAGTAACTTCGGTGACGGCATGTACACCAAGCTCCTGACCCCTGTTATGGCAAGGGTACACAAGTGCATGATTGAAGAGGTCCGCCATTCTCAGCAGAAAGAGAAGCGGATCATAGACACCATTGAGCCAACCATGGCTAGACACAAGCTGGTGATCGATCCCAAGGTGGTCGAAGAGGACTACCAGAGTGCCCAGAAGTACGATCAGGCTGTCAGGCTGTCCAAACAGATGATCTACCAGATGACCAGGGTGACCTATGAACGCGGGGCGCTAAGACATGACGATAGGCTTGATGCCTTGTCCATGGCGATTGGCTACTGGGTTGAACAGATGGCTAGGGATGAACAGCTAGGTATCGATGATGCTCTAGACGAAGCCAGAAGGCTAGAACTAGAGGATTTCATGGATATGGCGTTACGCCCAAGACTAAACAGAAAGTCCAACCCACAGCCCCTAACGTGGATTTAGTGACATACTAGGAATAAGGGGGGTTATACCCATAGTTATACCCCCTAAGTTACACCCTAAGTTACCCTCAGGTTTAACCCATAGTGTTCTGCTGTCTCCCCTCCGGTGAACACACATAGTGTTTTATCCTGAGGGTAACTTAGGGTGTAACGATTGTTTCTCCTGACCGATAGGCAGGTCACTAATTAGTGTCTATCGGGTGATGCCGAAATACATCCGAGAGGGGCCTACGGTTAGCCCCTCAATTTTACATCCAACAACATCACCAACAATAACCCCCTACAAGGGTTACTTTGAGGCTTATGTCGGGCCTCAAGCGGCATTTAAGTGTTTGTTTTTGTGATGTTTATCAAGCTACCCCTTATAGTAAAACAATAATAGAGACAGTCCGCTGATGCCCAAGAAGGTAACCCCAGGTTTTTCTGAGGATATCACATGGTATCTCAAGTGGATTGGAACTGCCTTTATTCTGCTGGGCATTAGTGTCCGTAGTACAGGGCAGTACCCCCTGCTTGATCTTGTGTTGACCTGTGTTGGTACTGTTCTCTGGGGGATTGTCGCGTTCAAATGGAGGGACAAGGCGTTGCTGGTTGTTAACTCGGTTGCGCTGGTTCTGATGTTTGGTGGGATCACTAGATACATACTAGATTGAATGGATTTTGACCCAAAAATCTGAAGCGGTATAACGTATACCTTCCGCGCCAGGCTCCCCCCGTGCCCCCCTCGCGCCACCCCCTAGCATAAAAAATCAAGGCCACCCCCCTAGTTGTCGCGCTGAT